TAGTTACGGATTCTGTTTTACTAAATGCTGAACCTGCTGTTGTGATACTTGTATCTGTCTGAATCATTGCTGGAACGCCATTAGTTAACGAACCAACATTGATACCACCAATCTTTCCTGATGTTGTAGTGTCTCCTATGGTCACAGATGGTGTTATGTTATTTCCGCTAAGACTATATGTAGTGCCTACTTTATTGGTAACTGAATAAGGCATATCAACAGTTATTTGTGCAGAGGTTACAAATTCCTGTTTTATATCAGCAAATGCAGGGGTTGTTGCTAATAGGAATAAAGCTAGTAGTTTTTTCATTTTTTGGATGATGGGGGATCTACAATTTCTGCACCAATAATTTTAATTGGCGTTTCAATTCTAACTGTTTGATAACCACCAGACTGTGACGCTAGTAACGCTTCTACTTCTTTTTTGTTTAGCGGTTTATCTTCTGGTTTATATGTACCATCGCCTCTTTTTTTAGCTCCTTCCAGACCGAAACTGGCTAACGCCCCCGTCAGCAAGCTGGCAGGAAACGTGATGTCTTTTGGTTCGTTACTGTAGCCTGGAATTGAAATATAGTTAAGAGAGACTATAAATCCACTCCATGCGACAACAACAAGTCTTACTACAACTGAGATAAAAGCTAATTGTTCCTCTTTGTCTGTGATGTTCTCTTTCAGTTTTTGAAGAGGGCCTTTTTTCTCCTGTTCTGCCATAAAAGCTGAGTATCTTGTCTAATACTAGCATTTTAGCTATGTTTGGGAAGTAACACATAAAAATGATGGTAAAAATTCTAAAACCTATCCTTCTTGTATTTATAAAATCTAAGGCAATGAAGAGATTAATTATTGATTTATTAAAGGCTATATCTAAACAAACAGACAACACGATAGACGATCAAGCAGTAAGTTTTATTGAGTCTAGGATGTTCCCAGGTTCCACTACAAATCTCCAATAATATGAAAGATGATGGGTTTATGAAAATGATATTTACAAAACTGCCTCCTGAAACAGAGTTGGCTGTAGAGGTTAGATGTAGAGAAGTTATGGCTTGTAATGATACAGATAGATTAAAAGCCTTCTGTATAGACATGATGAAAAATCATGCCAAGAGTGAGGTTGTGTTATCTAACGCAATGATGCGTGTAGTAGAACTAGAAGCTCATGTTGCTGTCCTACAAACAAAACCAATAAAAAACAAAAGGCTGTATAAATTACGTCTATGGTTTGAGAAGTTAAAGATTTTGAGACAAGTTATACAACACCGAAAACGTCATTCACGGGATGCGTAACGAGCCTGTATGTCAGGCACTATCATTTCTGGATACTGGATCGTGAACCATTTGTGTCCGCACTCGTAACAAAGTCGTCTGCGAATTGTTATAAACTTTGAGTTTCTCTCAGAACGAATGACCTTCTGATCGCTGTACATCTTACAGCCTGGGCACTCGACCCATGTTATTCTTTTCATTTTTACTTGTTGTAAATTGTTTTTAAATAGTCGGTTTCAATAGCATTTCTTTGCTCTACGTAGTCTCTGTTTGTCATGTTTTCAAACAGGTATCTATCAGACAACTTAGCTAGTGCTTGAAAATAGTCTTTAGTAGCCCTTCTTTGTTTTTCTGTCATTAGTGCAGTGTTTAGTTTTTCTGCTTTCTTCCGTCAATTCGTCTTTGTACAGATTCTCTCCACATCAACTCGTCTTTGGCTTCAGCGATTTTATATTCAGAGCTAGGATATTCACGTTCTAAGGCTTCATAAGTTACTTTTCTTACCCATGCAGTACCTCGCATACCTTCTCTGTCAGCTACTTTTTCTATAAGTTCTGCTCTGTTAGGGTCTATGAGGACTTGATAATAACTTTTGTTTCCGTGTTTGAGAGCCATTTACAAGGTTGTTCTTGTACTACTCTACCACCAAAAAGGCAAATCGGCTTTATCAAGTTGCTTTTCCACATACTTTTTTCGGGCTTCTCTTCGCTTTTGAGTTTTTCCTGTGCGAACTTCTCTAGCTCTTTTAAGAAATTCAATGATACTACCCAGATCCTTGGTAGTTGCCTTTGGAATCTCTTTGTATAGATCCTTCATTAAATCTACTCGAATATTCTTCTGCATAGGCAACAGGCATTACCTCCGTTAGGGTCTTGTAGTATTTTACTCCAAGCTGTTTATTATGTTTGGAGATATACCAACCATGTTCATTTTTGCAAATACCAATCATTTTCTGAACCTCTTTAGTTTTTTAGTTTGTACGCTTTTAGGTGGTTTTCTGGCTTTTGGAGTTTTAGTACTCTGGGGTTTCATAGATGTTAGATGCCAACCGTTTCCTCTTGGGCAAGCATAGACATAAGTATGGTTTTTGCCACGTTTTCTCATGTCTGATGCTTCTTTCTTGGCTTCTTGTTGGGTGCGGAATATAATCTTATTGCATTTGTAACAATGCCCTAAGACTGACATACCCCTTTTTTCTATGAAATCTCCCAACTTATGGAGTGGGAGTCTATTCATTTAGGTTTTGACCAAAGTTTAATTAAAGTTTCTAGCTCTTCAATACGCTTCAAAGCTGCTTTTATACGATCTTGTGTTGTCAATGAACTTCGCTCCACTTGTCGCCAATAGACACTTCGGCTAATGCTGGTACGTCACCTAACCATTTTGCCTCCGCTTTTTCCATTGTAGTTTTAAGAATTTGAGCCCACTCATCTGCTAAATCTTCCTTAACAAGAAGTATCAATTCATCGTGAACGGCTGCTGCAATCCTTACTTTATCTTCGCCTGTTTCTTTGACCTTGCCCCATAAGTTACCCAATGCACACTTTAGTATCGCAGCACCAGCACCTTGAATAGGTGTGTTGCATCTAACAGTAGTTCTATTGAGATCACCCTTTAAGAATCTACGCATATTAGATACTGGAACTCTAGTCTCAGGCCATTCATCTCCTTCTGTGGAACGTGATAGATAATTCATTTCCATCTGCCAATCACGAATACCGCTATATGTAGTAAGCCAGTTATCACGAATCTTCACAGCTTCATCACTAGACATGATTACACCACTGCTTCCGGCATACTTTCGTAAACCTTCAGCACCGGCACCATACAACAAACCAAAGTTAGCTGACTTAGCTATCTGTCTGTCACATCCCATCTGTTCAGCCGTATAGTCGTGCAAATCTTCGCCACGCTGAAATGCAGCAGTCATGTTCTTGTCTTTAGCTAATGCAGCAGCAAGACGTAACTCCATCTGTGAAAAGTCAGCGTCAACTATCTTCCAACCCTGGGGAGCTTGCACACATTGTCTGAACTCAGAATCTCTCGGTATCTGCTGGTTGTTTGGTTTGATACTAGACATTCTTCCTGTATCTGCACCCAACTGCATATAAGATGCTCTAACAAATCCATCGTCTGACATCTTATCTTGTATGCTTTCTATCATTTGCCTACGCTTCTCTCTACGTTTCCAAGTTATAAGTGTTTGGATCGTAGGAGAATCAGCAGCACAATTCTTCAAAGCATCTTTAGCAACACTAGGCTTACCATCATTGTTAACTGGTGTATAGCCTAAAACTAACTCAAGTTTTTCCAGTAATTGTTTAGAGCTTTTAATATTAAATCCTGCATACTTTTTAGTACCTAGTCTGACTGAGCCTTGGTCTTTCGCACGAAGATTAAATGTGCCATCTTCATTTCTAGGCAGCTTTTTTCCAAGTGGTAAGTCATTATCAAGTTCTCTGATAAATTCATTACCCAACTCTTTAATGTCATCTTCATAGTCGATACGACATTGTTCTAACTCTTTTCTATTCCAAGGTAGGCCAACTCTCCACATCTGTGCCATCGCTGGAAGTGCTCTACACTCCAACGTATATGCTCTGTGTAGCTGTGCATTTCTTAGCTTTCTATCTAATACTTGATCTAACTCAAGTAGTACTTCAATATCTTTCGCGGCATAGATTAGCTGTTCTTTGGATAAAGTTTCAGCACCCCAATTAGACTTCTGTTGTTCTTTGGATATGTTCATATCAAGTTGTCTTTTAGCTAGTGCATCTAGACCATGCTTAGTCTGTGGAATACCGTTAGTAAGTAATCTGCTGGCTAACATACTGCAACGAACAAATCCTTCAGGATATATGCCGTGTTCCTGTAACCAACCCAGGTCAAATACTGCGTTGTGTGCCAGCCAATATCTATTGGTACTACTAAAAAATTCTTCTAAATAGTTCCAGTCGCTACGTTCTAGTTCAAAGCAGTCAATAACCACTATAGACTTAGAAGAAAAAGACCCCAACTGAATTAGTCGGAGCTTACCTTCTTCTGGTTGTAGCTGTAATGTTTCTGTATCAAACGCAAGACTGTGAGCAGTCTGCAATCTTTTCAATTCTGATATTCCGTAATAGACAGAATATTCCTGTTTTGTAATAGTTGAGGTCATGGAAGAACCTATAAATATGCTCTATTATTGTATCACAATAGATTATTTTGTCCAGTAACTTAACTTCTTCTGTAGGGTACTTACACTAAGCCGTGTACATATCGAAACATCAAGGCCAAAACTGACAGCCTGTAAAACCTGACTGTGAAAATACGCTGGATCGTAATACTCAACCTGATTTACTTTTAGTACTTTTCTTCTTAATTTATCTGAGTACTCTGTGTAACGCACAGTAGCTAATGGACTATCTTCTGTAGGATTCTTTTCCTCGTAGATAGTGACGCTTATTATGGGTTGATCCAATTACTACTGCTCCCAAAATTTTTGGTTTTCGTCTATATAGCCAGTGCTATCTGTGTATAAACCTTCTTCCGTTCCAGGGGAAGAGCTTTCAACAACAATCGGGTTTGTATTAACCTCCTCTTTGTATAAACCTCCACTATCTTCTGAGGTTTTTACAATACTAGAGTTTTTACCAATTTCATTGTTATTCAAATCCATTGGTATATCTTCATTATTAGGTTTATACACATCATTTCGGGGTATATCACGCGTGAGGGAACTAAAAGACTTTGGTAATTCCTTTCCAATAGCTTTATAAAATTTAGATGGCCTACCGCCTTTACTTTTAGTTTTTGGTACGTCAACTTCTTCAATTAACTTCTGATCTTCTAATTTGTTCAAGCTATATACTATGGCACGTTTTCTGTGCATACCACCTACTGTATCGTGCTCGACTAAATCCTTAACGCACCAAGCCTTAGTTTCTGTCCTCATCAAACGCAATATATCCAAAGTATGTTTGTTTGGAGTGTCAATCCTAACTTCATCTGTATTGTCTGGTGCAGGGCTTATAGAGTATGTGTAGTCAGGTAGCAGAGTAAATATCATCTTCAACCCTTCACGGTCCTCTCTGGACTTCTCAACGGTAACTAATCTACTATTTGCCGTAAGACCCATCTGTGCAGCATCATTCATGGACAGTTTCTTCATGTTCCATGTCTCATCTACCGCATTTTTAATTGCAGTAGTTCCTCTAAACTTACCTTCCTTGGTGTTGTGATGAATAATAATTATTGAACAAGCAGGAAAGTCTTGTCCATTTCTTCTTACAAGTTTCTTGATAGGTAACGCATACTCTCTTCTATTCTCTTCATATGGATTGCTGTCATTACAACCATCCAAACTATCAATAACTACTAGATCGTAAGCATACTTATTTTGCATCTTTTTAAATCTGCTATACCACTGCATATCCCACTCAGTAACTACTCGAACATTTTTATCGCATCCGATAAGTTTCATCTGCCTACGCAGTATTCTTTCATTCTGATCTCCGTTTAACCAAAGAACCTTACCAACTGGCACGTTAACTAAAGCACCATAAACATTAAATGCTTTTCCGTGTCCAATATGTTTAGCAACTGTCTGACACATAGCAGTCTTTCCTGTACCACCATCTGCATGAACCAATAGAGTCCAAGGTTTAGGTAGCAATCCTGGGATCAGATATTCAAAAGGTGTATCATCTAGCTCATCAATAGCTAAAGGTTTCTGACCCTTAGTTCTATTAAACATTTCGTGAGTATCAACTAATCTCTCAATCTCAGCAGCATTACCACGCTTGGCCTCAATAGCTAATTTATGGACCGCTTGGTTATGTAACGCAGGGTTCTCGTTTTTAGGATCATTGTCAATATCCATATAACGCTGGATAAGATCCTCACCATCTAACACTTCTTCTTTGTATCTAAGCGGTATAGCCATCACTTCATCTATAAGTTTGTCTAAACCAACCTGTTTAAATCTCTTTCTATCTGGATCGACCCTATCTGCTAAATCTATAAGATGAGCCATGTTGTATCTAGCACCATCATTTCTCCATGTTGCATACCATCTAGCAGCACAAGGATCTTCGCCATCTTCCCAACAATGTTCATAGTCAGGATCTTTCTTAGACCACTCTCTCCAAAGTTCTAAACCTTCAATTCCTGGTAGCTCGTTGTTTATCATCGCACCTATTTCCCACCAATAATGTTCTTGGTTAGGTCCTTTGTGTCCGATAACACTCAAGCAACCACTAACAATAGCAATTCTTTCTTCTTTGGTACGTTTACTCCACCTGTTATCAACATACTTAATATCAACATCTTGATTATTCTTTTTGTACTGATCTTTCATGCGAGACAGTAGCCATTCTGGGGCAACTGGCACATCGAACAGATCACCTTCTAACTTGTACTCGCCTTTTCCTACTCCTTTTTTGTAATACTCACCAGCTATTACACCTTGTCCTCCCCATAAAACTTCCCAACCTTCCTGTCCAGCAGCAGTCTGTGAGATAGAAGCAACTTCAGTTACAAGATCCTGCGGAACTTTGAAAAGAAACTTGGCTGCATTTTTTCTAAGTGATGTAACTTTTGGTGCTTTCTTTAAATCTTTACCCCATTTCTTTTCGATAGCACCCAAGTTTCTATCTACGTCAAATATCACAAGACCATCTGATTTCTGACCTGTGAATACACCAATAGCTTTGAACTTTTCAGGTTCTCTCTCAATCATCAGAGCAGAGTCATTTACTGTAAGTTCTTCTTTCCACGCTCTACCAAAGGGAACTTTACCGTCAGAGTATCTATCTGGACTCGATTCGTTTCTCTTTGGTAGTAATACACCCTCGGCATATATTGGACAAGTCAACCATGTCAATGGTATTTCGGGTATGAAATTTTTGTTACTCATGTGTTACAATACCTACTGTAGCCTATATGTTGAAACCCTGAAGGAACTCCACCCTTTAGGGTTTTCTTATTATATATCATTGACAATGATTTGTCTATGTACTACAATAGTAATGCAACTCAGGCTTTTATAGCCAACACGCATTATGC